TCGACTTCGCAGCAATCTCGCCATAATCTTCTATTGCCTCGGCAAAACCGGCTTGATATGCCTGGTCGGGTGAGTACCATGTCTCATTGTCCATTGCTGCGATAAGATCCCCCCTCGACAGGTTACTGTTCTGTTCATAAATCCCCACCATCTCCATGTCTATCTGATCAAGTGTGTCAGCTCTTTGCCGTAGGTTCTTCGCGGTACCAAGTATAATGGTCCACGCATCGTGAATCATAAGGAAGGTCCCTTGCCCCATAACTAGGCGGCTCCCGGCCAAGGCAACCACAGAGGCAATGGATGCGGCAACACCAGTAATGTTAACTGTTATGCGATCTCGGTATTTACTTACCGCGTGATAGACCGCAATTCCCTCGAACACATCACCACCAGGACTATTGAGGTTTAGAACAATCGGACCGCCGCCGGAGGCTACATCTTCAAGTTCGCGCTTAAAATCAGCGGCATATATACCCCAACCGCCGATCTCATCGTATATATCAATCTCAATAACTCCTGATTGATTTTTAATCTTATACCAATTACTACCCTTCATACTTTTCTCCTTCTAACCCAGGGTTATCTCTAAACTCCTCACCAAGCGGTTGCATATTAAGCGGACGTAAATACTCATTGCCATCTTCAATCGGATTCATATTTTCCCTTTGCCGGATGTCGTTAACGCTGAGCCAACCCCAGTTACGACCCACTGCATATGCCGCATAACGGCTCTTGAGGTCGCCTCGTGCCATTCCATCAATGTTAAACTCTGCGAATAGTCTATGATCTTTAATAAGGTCACGCTGCAAGGCCTGTTCCCATCGTACCAACCAAGGCCTTAGCGAATGCTTTACAAAGGCAATATCCTGGTGTTCAATGTTCGAGAATGTCGCCCGCTCGAGGTCCCCTATCATGTGCGGCGGAACGCGTGTAATTCCGGCGATTTCAGACCTGCTAAACTTTCTACTTTCTATATATTGCGCGTCCTCGCTGGTCATACTAAGACGCTCAATTTTCATACCTTCTTCTGCGATCATAGTTTTCCCGGAATTCGAAGCCCCGACGTACTGATCATCCCAGGACTCTTTTAAATGTTTATATGCCGCATCGCTTAACTTAGTAGGATGGTACATCACAATACCTGGATTCGCACCATTGTTCCAAAGCCTGTTTCCGTGCTCCTGTTGTCCAATAGCACCGCCGATCACCTCCCGTGCCCAGGTGAGCAGGGAAACCCCGGTAAACCCGTCCAGCGATAGGCCGCGCAGGTGCAGGACCTCTTCTTGAGTGAGGTGGACCGGGCTCTTATTATCTGGAGTATAGGTGTAGCTCAGGCGATATGCAGCATCCTGCTCCACCAGCGTCTTATCAGGGTGCATTGGGATAAGCTCCCGTGCCTGTCCATCTCGCCCGCGTGAGATATATGCGTAGCCATTACCCCGCATGATCACATGGTATGTGAGCATCTCGCGAAATTCGAAGGACGTCTGCCAACTATTTGGTTGTGTATGTAGTAGTTTATATCGACGATCTAATGTATTACGCTCTTTTCCCCCATCAGGCAGTCTCCTGTATAGTTCTAAAGGAAGGGATGCGATAGATTCGGTTATAACTCTCACAGCAGCAAAAAATGCACCGACGCGCATCGCAGTTGTCTCATTAACCGAGACCCCAGCAGAACTCCTCGCGCCCTGTATCATATTTTGCAACACTTCGGTGGAACCGGCGGACGGGTTGAAAAACGCCCCTATTCTATCTTTCAACGTAACCCTGTTTTTCATATGCTCATCATCCCCCGCTCTTCATATATACTGCCACCCTCGCTCTCGTTAGTAACAGCCCTTCCATGGGCCATAATCGACGCAACCACACCATCAATACGCTTACCTGTCTTGTCCCTCAGTGGTTTCATGGGCATGATATTTCCCTGCCGATCACTTTTAACCTCGGTACAGCCGACCATCCACTGCATAATCGGATTCCCTCCGTGTTGTATCTGTCCCGAGAGGACATCCTTCTCGAACGCATCAGTGAAAGATGCCATCCCGGAATATCTTTGATATACAGGAACCATGGTGAAACCGCCTTCGGTTAGGTGGTTTACGATCTCCTGTGCTTTCCATGGGTCATATCCGACCTCAAGGATCTCAAACTTTTCTGCATCCTCGAGAATAACCTGTTCTATATAATCATAATCGATTACATCGCCTGGAGTTGGAATAACAAGCCCTTGCTTGATCCAGACATCATAGGGTACCTTATCCCTCCTGATCCTATCTATCAGGTTGTCTCCCGGGATAAAAAAACGATATATCTGCCGGTAGCATCCACCATACTCAACTGGTGGAAAATCATACACAATCGCGGTTATATCCTGGCTTGCAGAAAGGTCTAGGCCTGCGTAACATGGCCTCCCTGTTAGATCCTCTTCATTAACCGGCACGTTCCCACGGTTCCACACATCAGCCTGTATCCAACGGGTCTCTGATTGTGTCCACCTGTTGAAGTTTTTTGTAATTACTTTATTCTGCCTCGAGGGCATTTGTAGTGCTGTCTGTACTCTATCCTCAATGTATTTCCAACTCACCGAGACACCGAGATTTGGGTTACTCTTTATCCATACCCCAGGATCGGTCCAGTCATCATCATCATCAAGGGTAAAAATCATGCAGAAGAAATTATCCGGAGAGGGGTTTATAGTTTGCTCAAGGGTCTGTAGTGACAATGTACGTTCCTCTTTATAAATTGGTGAGTTGATATCAAGCCCGGCGGTTGTAATAATATAGATCAGAGGTTGGGCCCTTGACCCCATACCAGACTCAACTACCTCCATCCCCTCATTGCCGGGGTAAAGATGCGCCTCATCTATGAGCGCAAAAGACGGATTAAACCCGTCCTGCATTTCGGCATCACGGCCCCAGACTGTCATCTTAGCCGCGGAATCATCGTACAATATGATTGTTGAGTTTTGCTTATAAGTTCTAGATTTCTTCTTCAACACCGGATGCTTTTCTATCTGCCGCTTTGCCTCTTCCCAGGATATTTTACCTTGGTCCTTTTTAGGCCCGACACAATAAATCTCAGGCCCTATCTCTTTGGGGCGGTCTGCGAAGTACATATAATTGGCAGTAGCTGCAGCATCGGTTGTTTTACCATTCTTCCTCGCCACCTCGATATAAGCCTTCGTAAACCTTCTATATCCGTTTTTATCTCTCCATCCAAACAACACCCAATCTTTGAACTGCTGCCATGGTTCAAGACGTATTCTTGTGTCGTGTTTCCTTGCATTCGCCCATTCTCCCTTTGTATGGCAAAGCTGTTGTTTAAAATCGATTATCCTCCTCGCCTGAGTATCATCAAAGTGGTATGGAAAATCTGGATCCCCAACTCTTCTAAGATCCCTAATATGTCTTTCTACCGCGAGACGTGTATATTTTCCGGTTACCTGTTTTCCGGAGAGTACATCTTCAATGTATTGTTCAGCCGTATATCCCGCGGTACTACTCACAAGAGCCCCCAGGATTAACGCCAAAAAAACTATCCACCTATACCTCATCTTTTAGTAGTTCCTCCATTGGATCCACTCCTTCCTTTTTCTCCGGGAGGTTGATCCTGTTTCGTGCCACAGGAGTCATACCAAACTCTTTTAGTAATTTAGCTATGTTGTTGAAATGCCTATTCATAGCAGTATATTCGGGCATGGTTTGAGAATTTCTACCCTCCATATATTCCCCCAGGCTCCGACGCTTGCGCTTCCCCTGCGCATCTCTTATGTAATACACCGCTTCATGAGCCTGGCGGTATTGATCATATGCCTCACAGATGAGCTCCAAAGCTTGGTCATCGAGCACCGTCAAGAGGCCTTCTTCATACAAGGTCTTAGATAGCTTTTTCCACATCTTCTTCCCGTACTTTCCCAAATGACTTGGAGGCTTTAGGATATCAGATATCTTAGGAGGATTTGGCTCGTTACTAGGGTTACGGTCTTTTCTAAAAGTGCCTTCGATTATTTTTTGATTTTTTGATTTCCTGTTATGGCCCCCACTACCCATGAGACCCCCTCGGGTTTTTGCAGACATCATATAATGTAGCCTTACCGCACGGTTTTGGCGTATAGGTCCCAGAGATTTGACCCTCCCCTCTCCCTTTCTTTTTATTTCCAAAACCGCCGTCCTTACTAGCTGTCTTCCTGTTGTGCTCCACTATTAGTGTTGGGAGAAGGGTATACATCTCATGGTCAGGCTCTACATCAGGATTGTAAGGAGGGTTATGATCAACCGCATATAGATACCATTGCCCTTCAGGGATACCTGCAGCTCGTAGTACCCGGGCCCTTACCTTTCGCCACGCAGCACCATAGCCACGCTTGTTAGCGGCGGCTCTCCTGTCTGTCTTAGCTTGCTCAGCAAGAGGGGAGTGAGCCTCACAGTAACCACCGGATACTGCAAAGCCAGGGCAAAAAGGTATTTTACACGGAGATTTAGGTTTCTTTGGCAATTAAAAACCCTCCAATAAAATAACTATACACCATTCAGGCCTACACGTCAAGCGCCTTAATACCCATAATTTCTTGTAGAGTGATCTTTAAGAAAAGTAACATCTTCATCAGACAAAATTCTAATAGTTTCCATACACTCCACGCTGAACAATATTTGTCTATTATTTAGATACCATGGATATCTCCCATCAGACGCCTCATACGGTTTTCTGAGAACACTAAGATTATTCCCATATATCTTCTTTAACTTCTCATCAACAAAAAACACGACCATCTCTATTTTGTATTTATCAACGATATTGATATACTCATTGAATTGTCTAATATTGAAACCGGTAGCATACCAATTATTCATACTAGCTTTAGTTTTAACTTCTATTATTATTATATGCTCCTTATCTTTAACACATAGTTTATCAAAAGCATGTGGGCCGTCTGTTTTCGGTTCATAAACTATCCAACCCAAATCCTCAAAATGCTTTCTGACAATCTCCTCGCCATATTTACCCTTTATAACCTGTACTCGACTATCCCATGAACTCATCTTTACCACTCCCGAATATTTCCCATCCTTCTCTTTGCTGTCTTGAAAAATATTCTAACTTCCTCCCAGTATTTACTGCATCAACCATTCTGAAAAAGGATTCCGGTTTTCTGCTATGTTCTCTCCTTGGCTCATCTATAATATCTCTATGAGTTGTATTATCATGCAGTGGCTTGCCCTTAATACCAAATAAACAAAACTCACATTGCATTCTATACCAAGCCCCCATACCTATCTTTTTCTTATTCCAAACAATAGTCGCCTTGTATGTATATCCCCACTTATCCATCAATGCCTTTGCATCCCAGATAAAAGCATGAGTCGTCCATAGATATAAAATACTATTTTCCTTTCCCGGTAATTCTAATTCTAATAATTCCTTTTGACTCATTTCAGGATACGGATTAGCAACCCGGCTTGATTGAGGGTCGTATTCCCTTCCATAATTCCATGGAGGGTCAACAACTATTACGTCAAATAGCCCCTCTGGCATTGTGACATTCTCTTCTTCAATGCTCTTTTTTATTTCATCAATCTTTTCTGCTCGCTCTTCTTTCTTTTCTGATCGCTTCGTTTCTGTATAGG